GGAGAAAAACTTCATGTAGTAGGTAACATAAAACTAAACAACGGAAACGCAATATATTTAGGAGACTCTGCTAATAATAATGGAGGTAGAATATACGTTGATACCGGAACTAATAATTTCTATATTAACCAAGCTAATAACAGCCCGTTATATTTTGCTACAAATAATGGCACAAAAGCTACAATACTTGGTAATGGTAATTTTGGTATAGGCACTACAGACCCATCATATAAACTTCATATTACAGAAACTACATCTGCTGATTGCCGCCTACAAATTGAAAATACCTCAACCGGAAATGCAGGTATAGAAATTGTAGGTGGTGGTGGTAATCAATATATAGATTTTACTCCTGTAGCATCCACAGATTTTGAAGGTAGGATTATATATAGTTCTAGTAGTGATGAGATGCAGTTCATGACTAATATTACTAATAGATTCAAACTAAATAGTAATGGAGCTGAAGTTCAAAATGGCGCCTTAGGCGTAGGTGTAGCTGCTAATTCAACTGATGGTAGAATAGATGCCTCAAACGATATAGTAGCATACTCCTCAGATAAACGCTTAAAAACTAATATACAATCTATAGAAAATCCATTAGATAAAATTGGAAAATTAAGTGGATTTACTTATAATTGGAATGACAAAGCAGCTAAATTAGCTAATTACGATACAAACGAGTCTCTCATAGGTGTATTTGCTCAAGAAGTACAAGCAGTACTACCTGAAGCAGTTAAATTAGCTCCATTTGATAATGATGGAAATAATAAATCAATAAGTGGTGAAAACTATTTAACAGTACAATACGAAAAGATAGTACCATTACTCATCGAAGCAATCAAAGAACAACAAAAACAAATAGACGATCTCAAATATTTATTATCACAAAAATAAAAACAAAAACAAAATGGCAATTTCTTACAATTGGACAATTAACCCCTTAGAATGTTACCCAACTTCATCTGAAGGACCAGATTTCGTATTCGTAGCTCACTGGCAATTACATGCTTCCGAAGAAGTAAGTGGATCTACTTATACATCAACTTCAATCGGTACACAATCAGTACCAACTACTACTGGATCTGCATTCATTCCGTTTGAAGACTTAACATTAGATATCGTACAAGGATGGGTTACAACCGCTATGGGTGCTGAACAAGTAGCTAATTTAGAAGCTAGCTTAGCAACTAACATCGCTAACCAAATCAACCCACCAGTAGTAACTTTACAGTCTCCATGGTTGACAACAGGCTCAATATAATACATGGCAATACCAGGAAGTGGTGCCATATCAATGAGTATGTTCAATACTGAATTAGGTAGAGCATCAAATACAGCCAACTCTTCATTAGCAGGAGGCACTACTCCTGCTGTTGGGTCACTATTTTGGCTTGGGGGGCAAAGCGGAAGTTTAAATCAAACCTCCCCCCACGCTATGAGTGAATGGTATGGTTATGTTGCTGGAACAGTAGTATATTTCACTATATGTGATTACCTTCAAGCAGATGGATCCGGAAATGTTACTGTTGGTGTAACAGCAAGTGAAACTGTGAGTATTAATGTTAATTTTGACTGGACTTGGACCGGAGATAGCCTATCAATAATAACTGGAACCACCACCATAAGCTCAGGCAATATATCTGGATCAGCAACTGTTGGTGGAGCCTTTAGTAATGAATATAATACTGATTTATCTATAGGTAATCCATATCCAAGTTCATACGGTACTCAAGTCTTTAGCAATAGCTATGGTTACTGTTATTAAAAAAAATTTGGTTGTTTTCTAAAAATATTATATATTTATATATGAAACAAATAAAATAAATTATGTTAACATTGATCATTGCATTACTAGTAGCTTCAGCTGCCATTACATTTGTTCTTATTAAAAAAGGTAAAATTGCTGATGCCAACAACAACAACATTCCTGACGCTATCGAAAAACCAATTGAAGTAGTTAAAGAAAAAGTTGCTGAAATTAAGGCTGAGGTAAAAGAAGTAGTAGCTAAAGTTAAAGAAGCTAAAAAACCAGAGCCAAAAAAGAAAATGTCTGCTAAACCAGTCGAAAAAAAGCCTATCGTAATTGAAAAAGCCCCAACTAAAAAACCAGCAAAAAAAGGTAAATAATAATATGGAAAACGTTACATTAAAGTTACAAGAATTTTATCAGCTTGAAGCCGAATTAAACGGCGTTACTAACCAACAAACAGGTGAAGTAATATCTAAAGGTCTATTGTCTGAACGAGTAAAATTAACCACTAAGTATTGGTTAGCTGATTTGGCTAAAAAAATAGCAGCTGAAAAAGAATCAATCGATAAACTTAGAGAAGAACTCGTTAAAAAATACGGTGTAGAAGAAAACGGAAGCATTAGTATTCCTATCTACATCAATGAAGTAGTTGATGATGAAACTAAGGAAGTAGTTTCTCGTGAAGTAAACCCTAATTTCGTTTCATTCCAAAATGATTTTAATTCATTGCTTCAAGAAGAACGCGAATTGGAATATCATCCATTCAAATTAGAAGAATTTGAAAATGTAGAAACTGACGGTGTCTATGTTACATTCTTTAAATTAGTTCAAGTAGGTGAATAAAATATCCGAAATATTTAAGTCGTGGGTAACTGCGGCTAATCCATCAGATGAAGAACAAGCGATAGCCCAATACAGGGCTAACGTTTGTGATTCATGTTTTAAAAAAGAATATGTTAAAGCAATCAATACATTCATTTGTAGTGATTGTGGATGTCCACTAAATAAAAAAGTATTTAGTCCTAAACCAGGACGCGAAGCTTGCCCATTAGCTAAATGGGAAAAATAAAATAACGTTATGGCACAATTAACTCCTGAAGAATTAAAGTCAATTAAAGATCTCCAATCCAAATACAATCAAACTATATTTGAAATTGGTGTAGCTGAAGCACAACGTATTGCTTTGAATGAGCAAATTGAAAAACTTCAAAGCAATAAAACAGCACTAGTGAATGATCTTGCTACAATCGAAAAGCAAGAATCAGATTTAGTAACATCACTTCAAACTAAATACGGAAACGGAGCTATCAACCCAGAAACTGGAGAAATAACACCTGCCCAATAGTAGTCTGCGGTTTATAACTGTTTTCAGATATTTATCGATAGGTCAATCCTATTAAATTTTTTAAAAACAATTATACAAAATGGCAGAAAAAATTTTAAGTCCTGGCGTATTCCAAAATGAGTCTGACCAATCGTTAGTTCAAAGGGGTATTCAAGGAACATCAACCGCAGTCGTTGGTCCTACAGTATTAGGCCAACCATTAGTTCCAACTTATGTTACCTCATACAGTGAGTTCGTATCTAAGTTTGGTGAAACTTTTAAAAGTGGTAGTTACTACTACGAATATCTTACTTCATTAGCAGCTAAAGATTATTTTAACAATGGTGGTCAAACATTATTGGTTACTAAAGTAATTAGTGGTAGTGGTAATGTATCTACTTACGCTAATGCTGATGTGATTAGTCAAGCTGTTGTTGGTGATAAATTTGCAACAGGTAGTGGTACTATAGTACTTGCTTCAACAGCAGCTAATAATGAATTTAGAATTTCAGGTAGTGGTTATCCATTATTTAGATTTATTGCTGCTGCTGCTCCAATCCCAGCAAATGATGTTGATGGTAATTTATATTATTTTGCATCTGGTTCTAGTTTACAAGCTACTTTAGATAACTTAACTGGATCTATTAATGGTGCCTTATCAAGTTCTGCAGCTTCTTCAAGTTATAATATAATTAAAGCAACAAATACTGCAACAACAATTATATTATCTGGTTCTGTAGCAGGAACAACAGCAAACATATTTACTTTCCAAACGGGATCTGCTTCAACTTTTTTAAATCTATTTACTTTAAGTGGTGGTACTAATATATCTACCCAAACAACTTCATTTACTCTTGAAACTATAGCTTGGGGTGATCAAATGAATAACTCAGGTAGTATATCTGCTGGTGCTTTAGCAAGTGGTAGTGCACTTAATGTTCGTTGGGAAATTACAAATGTAAACACAGGAAGTGGTGTATTTAGTTTAGCAGTTCGCGCTGGTAACGATAATAATGCTCAACCTAATTATCTTGAAACATGGCCTAACTTATCATTAGATCCAGCATTACCTAACTTTATTTCTCGTGTAATTGGTGATAATAAACCCGTTTATAGAGTAGATACTGACGGTGCTCCATATATTGACTATACTGGATCTTATGCTAATGCTTCTCAATATATTCGTGTTAAATCAATAGTTACTCCAAATGTAGATTCTATTGATAACAATGGTAATTTTAAAACAGGATCTTATGCCTCTACTTTACCACTTGTAGGAAGTGGATCTTATGGTGGTTCATTTAGTGGTGGTGTTGCTGCAACGAATTTAGCTCAATTGATGAATGAAAACATTACAGCAACAAACGTTCAAGGATTTGGTGTTGCTGATTATCAAGCTGCTTTTAATTTATTGGCAAATAGTGATGAATACCAATTCAACGTATTGTTAGCACCTGGTGTTACTTTAGATAATGCTGCTTCTGCAACTATGATTTCTACTTGCGAAGGTAGAGGTGATGCCATTGCAGTTGTAGACTGTAAATTATATGGTCAAGTAGTAACAGCTGCTGCAACTGCAGCCGCTGGCCAATCAAGCAACTACGCAGCTACATACTGGCCTTGGATTCAATTATTCTCAACTGCATTGGGTAAAGCCGTATGGGCTCCTGCCTCTACAGTAATGGGTGGTGTATTCGCATTTAACGACCAAGTTGGTGCTGAATGGTTTGCCCCTGCTGGTTTAAATCGCGGTGGTGTTCCATCAGTATTACGTGCTGAGCGCAAATTAACTCAAAACGATCGTGATGTATTGTATCAAGCAAATGTTAACCCATTAGCTACATTCCCTGGAGAAGGTGTTGTAGTATTTGGTCAGAAAACATTGCAGCGTAGAGCAACCGCTCTCGACCGCGTAAACGTTCGTCGTTTGTTAATTGCTCTTAAAGGATTTATTGGTCAAGTTGCTAATAACTTAGTATTTGAACAAAATACCAACGTAACACGCAATCGTTTCTTGGCTCAAGTTAACCCATATCTTGAATCAGTAGTACAACGTCAAGGCTTATATGCTTATAAAGTTGTAATGGATGATACAAACAATACACCTGATGTAATAGATAGAAATCAGTTAGTAGGTCAGATTTATATCCAACCAACCAAAACCGCTGAATTTATCATATTGAATTTCAACGTATTACCAACTGGCGCTACATTCCCTGCATAGGGGATGTAGTTGCTTATATTTATTAACAGCAATAAACACAATATAAAATGGCAGTATTAGACGCTAACGAAATCATGTTTACCGCTTTTGAACCCAAGGTTCAAAATAGGTTTATCATGTATCTTGATGGTATTCCATCATATTTAATTAAAGCAGCTTCTGCTCCTGGATTTGAAGCTGGTGAGATTATTTTAGACCACATCAACGTTTACCGTAAAGTTAAAGGTAAAGTTAGATGGAATGATATGACTTTAAGCTTATACGATCCTGTAACCCCATCTGGCGCACAAGCCGTAATGGAATGGGCTCGTTTAGCACACGAATCCGTAACCGGTCGTGACGGATATTCCGATTTTTACAAGAAAGATTTAACATTAGATATTTTAGGACCAGTAGGTGATGTAGTAGGTGAGTGGATTATTAAAGGTGCCTATTGCAAAACAGCCACTTTCGGTGAATACGATTGGGCTAACGACGCAGCAATTAACTTATCCGTAACGATAGCTATGGATTATTGTGTATTGAATTTCTAGTTTAATTGTATTTATTTTAAGAGACGTTTGCTTCAGCAAGCGTCTTTTTTTGTTTGTAATATTTATTGCAAACGATGAAAGGAAAATTATTCGTATTTATAAAGATAGGTGTCTACTTTGGTAGACACTTTTTTTTTGCGTATATTTATATATACAATAATAAAATAGTTTATGGCAGAATTAAAAATCCCAACAGAAACAGTTACATTACCATCAAAAGGCTTACTGTATCCTGAGACATCTCCACTCGCTAAAGGAGAACTTGAAATGAAGTATATGACCGCTAAGGAAGAAGACATTCTTACCAACAGTAATTATCTCAAAAACGGAACCGTAATTGATAAATTACTCCAGGCATTAATTGTTACCCCAATTGATTATAATGAATTGCTAATTGGAGATAAGAATGCAGTACTAATTGCTGCTCGTGTATTGGGTTATGGTAAAGACTATTCATTTAAGTATACCCATCCTAATGGACAAGAAGCAGAAACAACAGTTGATTTATCTAAACTAGAAGATAAAGTAGTAGATGAATCATTATTTAAAAGAGGATCAAATGAATTTCAATTTACTCTTCCCCATTCCGGTAATTTAATTACATTTAAACTACTTACACATGGAGACGAGCAAAAAATCGAAGCCGAAATTAAAGGATTAAAAAAGATTAACCCCAATGCTACAACAGATATTACCACACGTCTAAAACACATGATAACCTCAGTTGAAGGTAAACGTGATCAAAAAGATATTCGTGAATTTATTGATACTTATCTACTAGCTAAAGACGCCAGAGCATTAAGAGATTACTATAATAAAGTATCCCCAGATATTAACATGGTATTCAAGCCAGAAGATGAAAACTATACAGGGGAGGGTATAACTGTTCCTATTTCTCTTAACTTTTTTTGGCCTGACATCGGAATATAGACTCTATTTATTTAAACAAATACACGAAATAGTATTTAACGGTCAAGGAGGTTATGATTGGAACACCGTTTATAATATGCCTATTTGGTTGCGTCGTTTTACGTTTGAAACTTTAAAAGAATATTATGAAAAACAACAAGAAGCGATGGAAAAACAACAAAGCATGCTTAAAAACAATAATAAAGGTGAAATATCACGACCGAATGTAGCTCCAAAACAACCCACATATACAACCAAGGCGCCTAGAAAATAGGCGCCTTCAATATTTATATGTATGAAACTTGACTTTACACCTCGCCTATTATTTGATCCTCTACAGGATAAAATAGATGCATTCAATGACGGCCTTAAAAAAGCCGAACAAAGAATGGCTGATCTTGCTAATGAATTAGGAGGCCCAGGTAGTTCTATAGTAACAAATTTATCTAATGCTATTGTAGCCGCTAGAAATCTCTCTGATCCCTTATCAAAGGCTTCTGATATAACAAAAAAATTAAATAAATTACAACAAGAGAACGAAGCTCGTATTATACGAAGAAAAGTTGCAGAAGAAAGTTATGCCAAATCTATAGGTAAAGCTACAGAAGCGGCTGCCCTAAATACCCTTAAAAAAGCATCAGCTGAACTTCAAGTAAATCAAATGCTTGAAGATCAGTTAAGAAATTTAGAAAGTATAGCAGAAGAAGAAACAAAAATAACAGAAGAAAAGAAAAAACAAAATAATTTATTTAATTTTGCTGCTGCTAAATATAAAGAAATTAAAGGACAACTTGAAACGTTCTTTAGTTTAGGTAGTATTTTTAAAATAATTTTAGATGGTGCTTTACGTTTTAATAAAATATCAACTGAAATAGGTAAAAATTTAGGTTATGGAGCAGATAATGCTAATAGAGTAGCATCTAATATGATTGGTGTTGCTCAATCTGCCAATAATGTTAATGTTACCTTCCAAAATTTAGCAGATGCTGCTAATGAACTAAGTACAGCTACTGGATATGTAGCAGAGTACTCAGCAGATGCTTTGGAAACTCAAATAATGTTAACCAAACAATTTGGTTTAACAGGAGAAGAAGCAGCAGGAGTATATCGCCTTTCTGTATTAACAGGAAAAGCTTCAAAAACAGTCAATCAAGAGATGGTTGGTGCTTTTGCAGCAACTAGAAATAATTTAAGAGCAGGTGTTCCTTTTAAAGCCACAATGGCTGAAGCTGCTAAAGTATCAGGAATTTTAGCTTCTAATTTACAAAATAATCCTAAACGAATTGTTGAAGCAGTAACACAAGCTAAAGCATTAGGTACTTCTTTAGAACAAGCTGCAAGGCAAGGTGAAGCTCTTTTAAATTTTGAATCTTCAATAGAAAATGAATTAAAAGCAGAACTACTAACAGGTAAACAACTTAATCTAGAAAGAGCTAGAGCTGCTGCTTTAATAGGAGATCAAGTTACTTTAACTGAAGAATTAGCTAAAAATGTAGGTACAATAGAAGAATTTGATAGAATGAATGTTCTTCAAAAGAAAGCTATTGCTGAATCTGTTGGATTAACTGCAGATGAATTAGCTAAACAACTACAAAATCAAAAAATAGCTATTGAAAATGGAAAATCACTAGCCGAAGTAACAGCAGATGAACTAACCAAGGCTCAGGAAAGACAAAATGTTCAAGATAAATTTAACCAATCTATTCTTAAATTACAAGATTTCTTTGGTAATTTATTAGCAGGTCCTTTAGGTACTTTTTTAGAATATTTGACTAAATCTTTAGACACAATTACTTCTATAGCTGCTGTTTTTGGAACAATATGGGCTATAAATAAAGCTATAGTTGCTGTTGAAATTATTAAAACGGCATTAGGAAAGGCTAATTTAGCAAAACAAGCCGCTTTAAATATATCCGCTGCTGAAGAATTAGGAATACGTGTTGGTATAGCTACTGCTGCTGTATTAGCAAATCCACTTCTATTAATAGCTGGGTTAGCAGCTGCTGCTGGCGTTGCAGGATTAATATATGGTTCTGTAAAAAAGGGAGATGATATAATGTCTGAAGGGGGTTATGGTAAACGCACTTTATTAGCTCCTGAAGGCGCAATCAGATTAAATGATAATGATACTGTAATAGCAGGTACCAATTTAGGTGGTGGTGGAATGTCTGGAGGATCAATTGATCTTACACCAATGATAGCAGCAATCAATGAAGTTAAAATAGCTATTAACCAATTAATGAATCGCCCTGTTATTATTAATATGGATAGTAAACAGGTAGGTTCATCATTAGTGCAAGCTTCCCCCAAATCAGCATAATTTTTAAATATTTATACTAAACGATAAACCATGGGATTATTAGACAAATTAAAATCAAGCATTTTAGGATTAGGTGGAAATAAACCACAAAATTTTGGAGTTAACCCTGTACCACCAAATTCATTACATGATTTATATTCGGTTGATGGTAAACCAAATGTAACCTGGAGACCAAGCAATGGCCTCGGATTTAAACCACAACCATCTACAATAGATGAATTGGATAAACAAGCCCCTAACCTAAACCCTGTTGGAGTAGTATCACAAGTGTACAAATCCAAAACAGGCCGCCGATACAAAGACCTAGGACCAACAGAAGGACGTTACTAATATGCCACTACTTGATCTAAAAACCGACTTAAAATCACTTAAGTACGGAAATGATCGACCAGGAGGAGGTGACAGCGGTCAACCATACCAAAAAGTCGATATCAACACTGTTGATAGTGGCTTTAACCGTTTTCGAATGACTAATTTCGACGATGGTTTAGTTAGAGGTGGAGTTGTAGGCGCTGCCAATGCTTCAATTGTCGATACACTTCGTATAGGGAAATTTCTTACTGATTTTCCAAAGGGACCACTATTCATAGTAAAACAAGTCGGTTTACAGTTATCTAATCCAAAATTAGAAACTAAAAAATTACCTTCTGGACCTGGTGTTTTAGGATTCCTAGGAGGTTTAGCTAACACAATTCAAGATAAATTAGGTATTGGTCCTACTCGCCTCTATAATTTAGGCATCAACACATTAGCTCAAGTACCAGTTAATGCGTTTGGCATTCACTTTAATAGACATGGTTTAGTACCTATACAAGACGATAGTACCAAATACTTAGCAGTAGCTCAAAATAATAATAAAGGAAATGGTTCTGGTAATAGATTAGTAGGATTAACTAATAGATTTGGTTTGGGAAATACCCCACCAAGCGGCCCTACTAGCTTCTTAAGACTAAGCCGCTCAGAAAAAAAATTGATAAAATTAGGTAAAAAATTACTTAATGATATTCAATCAAGTAAAATAGATGATTATATAGGGGGTCCTGGTTCTACTTATGGTATAGGAAGAACATTAATTAAAAGATATGCTCCTTATACTGTTGATGCTACTCAAGGAGAAAAAGATAAATCTAATCCAAATCAAGTAAAAGTTGATTTTAATAATATTAATGATTTAGGTGTAGGAGGAAAAGCAATATCAAGTTATGGAAATATCAAAACAGATGAAGCTTCAATAAAAGAAGGAATAAACATTACATCTGTACAATATATAAATCCTTCTCTAAAAAAATACTCAGAATTAAAAAAACAAATTGATAAACAACAATCCCAATCCAGACCCTCAGTAGCTAATAATAGGGGTGTTTATAATAATACAAATCAATTTGGAATATATGGAGATATAGTAGGAGATAATCAATATAATAATACAAGTACTAATCTTACTAATCCTGAATGGTTACCTAAATCATTAGATTATCCTGAATATTATAATGGAACCGATATTATAAAAATAAATCTTCCTTGGAATAAAGTAACTCGTGAATTAAGAGTAGGTAGTGGAAAACAAGACCAAATTAATTTAACTCCTCTATTTAAAGCCTCTAAAGCATCTATAGGGGATTCAGTATTAATACCAGGGGTAAATGGAACGTTAGAGGGAGGTAGACTAAATATTAACGACTTAGTTAAATTTAGAATACAAGCCATAAATGGATCTAACCCTGAAGAATCAACATACATGATCTTCAGAGCATACCTTACCCAATTCTCAGATAATACTGATGCAACTTGGAATTCAGTAAAATATGCTGGTAGAGGTGAAGATTTTTATATATATGGTGGTTTTTCTCGTAAAATACAAATTGGATTTAAAGTAGCAGCTTTATCTGCTAAAGAAATGCAACCAATGTACCAGAAATTAAATTATTTAATGAGTAATTTAATGCCTGATTATAATGATACTTTGATGAGAGGACCATTAGTAAAAATGACTGTTGGTAACTGGATAGATGGACAAGACGGTATATTAAATAATGTTTCCTACACAGTGCCTAATGATTCACCTTGGGAAATAGCACTTAATGAAGTTTTACCTGGCGGGACAAAAGAATTAATATTACCTCATATTGTAGAAGTATCACTAACATTTACTCCTATTGGCTCTCAAACTAAAGGTGTTAATAAAATATCTAGAAAAGATAATGATGTTCTAGATACATCTCATATTGCTCAAAATGTAAATGATTATCAATTCATATCAGGAAGCATACCACAAAGAATAGTTTAACATATGAATCGCTACGATAACGCAACTATATTAAAAACAGAATTTACAGATAGACCCTACTATAAAAGTAAGTCCTATCCAAATATACCACTATCAGAAAACGATGTATATGTTATTACAACTGTTGGAGATAGACTTGATTCCCTAGCTTATTCTTATTATAATGATGCCACCCTATGGTGGATAATAGCAGCAGCTAATAATAACGCTACTAAAGGTGCTTTATTTCCTGTTCCTGGTACTCAATTAAGAATACCAACAAACGTAAATAGCGTTTTGCAACAATTTGATCAATTTAATAAAGCAAGATAAATGTTATGTCAATATTTAAAGAAACGTTTAAAGACGGAGTTAAAAATCAAATAACAGCTAGACAAGAAGCAATACTAAATCGTACTCCTTCTTCAATTCAATATTTTAATTCAAGAAATGCTTGGATTAGAATGACATCAGCTGTAGATGTTGGAGGTGATAAAGGTAAATTAGCTAAAGAATACACTCTATTAGGAGGTACATTAAACGATAAAAAACTAAGATCAGGAATAGGTAGTGGAAATCAAGCCTATAGCACCAAAACACCAGGAGGTGTTACTAATAGATTAGGTATACGTCCTATGCCTGGTATAACATCTATTGATGTTAAATCCAAAGCCGCATACGGTTCATTAAGAGAAGTAACAGTAAATTTCCAATGTTGGGATATTAGACAATTAGAAGAACTAGAACTCCTATATATGCGCCCAGGCTACTCAGTATTAATAGAGTGGGGTTGGGCTCCATATTTAAACAATGATAAAACATTAGGAACTAATATACAATTTATAGATGATGTTTTAAACGGAGGTAAATCTAAAGAAGAAATATGGAAAAACATATTTACTAAAGCATCAACTGATGGTAATTATGAAGCTATATATGGTTTTATAAAAAACTATAGCTGGAAAGCTAGACCTGATGGTGGATATGATTGTACTACTAATATAATAACAATGGGGGAAATAATTGAGTCCCTTAAAGTTAATTATGGTGCTTTTGACTCTAAAAACTTAACCGAAAAAGGATTATTTGGTGGTGTTAAACAACAAAGTTCACTTCCCTCCAGTTTCCAAGCAACATATATTACAGCTCCTGGAGGATTGGTTCCTGTTCCTGTTATGCCGGATGCTGTTGCAGATAGTGTTTCATCCGCATATTCACAAAACATAATTGCAGGTATATGTGCTGAATTATATCAAATAGTAGTTGATAATACTAAAGCTGCTTCTGAAAGATATAGACTTGTTGATCCTGAAACAAATTATACATATGAATTATTAAGAAACGATATAGCAGTTAGTGGAAATCAACAATCATCAATAACAAATAACGGTATTACTCAAGTATATATTCTATTAGAATCCTTTATTGAGATACTCAATAAAAAAGTCTTATTAAATGATAGTAAAAAACCAATAGCTGGATTATCAATATATGAATCAGATACATATAGTAAAAAAAACCGATTATTGTGTTTAGCTGATATACACCAAATATCAACTAATCCAACTGTATGTTTAATTAGAAATAGAAATTATTATGATCCTTTAAAGAGTTTAGGAATTGATAATTTAAATACTGAGGGTATTAGAAGATATATGGATCAAATGGGGGGTACTTATTACGATGATGCTACCGGATTTGGTGTTATAGGAAACATATACATGAATTTAGATTATTTATCTAAATTAGCAACTAATGATACCTTAGCTTCACAAGATAAAAAAGAAAAAAACGATATCGTATTATTTGATTTTATTAAAAGTATGATGTCTGGAGCTAATACCGCTATAGGTAATGTAGCTAACTTTGATATATTTGTTGATCCTGCAGATTCTATAGCTAGAATTATAGATGTAAATTATGTAGATACAACTAATAAAAATGAGGCTTATAAAAATGCATTTACAATAGAAATACATAATTTAAAATCTACAGTTAGAAACTATAATCTAGAGTCACAAATATTCCCAGATCAAGTTACTACTATTGCTATTGGAGCTCAAGCTAAAGGAGGAGTTTTAGGATCTAACACTAATACCTTAATTGACTTTAATCAGAATTTAGAAGACAGAATAGTTCCTAAAAAAGATTCACCTTTATCATTTCAAAATAAACCTACAGACCTTGTAGCTGAAGCAAAAGAAAGAGCAAAACTACTTCAGGATAATTTTGCTAATCTTACTAAATATTTTATTGAATTATCACCTTCATGGTTTAGTAAAGGAGATTATGATATAGAGCAATCATCTAAATATGCTAATTCACTAAAAGATATTATTAATTATTATATTAGTATTTTTAAAACAGAAGCAAAAAATAGAGGTATAATTCCTACTAAATTATCTCTTGAAATGGATGGTATTGGAGGAATGATAATAGGAAACATGTTTAGAATTCCTGATGAATTATTACCTAGAGGATATAAAGGTGGGGGTGCTGGTCCTAAACAAATAGCTTATCTAGTTACTGGTTTAGGCCACTCAATTCAAAATAATGATTGGATTACCAAAGTAGATGCTCAATTTATTATTTTAGATGAACCTAAAGGATTAGACTATAAAACCAATCTAGAAATAGTTAAAGTTAATAATAGATTAGCCTCAGCAGAAACTCCCTTCTACAACAGACAAGCAAATAATTTTATTCCTTTTGGTCTAACAAATATAGAAGATTCAGATAATTCAGGAATTAATTTTACTTCATTTGTTTACCCCACTACAGGAAAAATAACAAGTGCCTTTGCTGTAAGACCTCCTATACCGGGAGGAGTTAGAGGAAGTGAATTTCATAGAGCTTTAGATATAGCAAATGTATTAAATACTCCTATCTATAGCATATGTGATGGTGAAGTTGTAAGAGCCGGCTCGGTTCCTGGATATGGGGATCATGCTATTTATATAAAAATGGACAGAAAATATCATAATCAAAATAAAGATTATTATGTTGTTTATGGTCATAATCAAGCACATTATGTAAAAGTAGGAGATAAAGTATCCACAGGTCAAAAAATAGCAGATATGGGATCACAAGGAGGAGGAAGCACAGGACCACATTTACATCTTCAAATAAGAGAAAGTGCTTTTGGATTTGATAGTTCAACTACATCATTAATGTTTGGAAAATATTTTCCACAAGTTGGTGGAACCATAACTGCTCTAGCACTTTGGGGAACAAATAAATAAAATGAAAGTACCAGCAAATATAATAGTAAAGAGCCAATATACTCAAGGAAAAGAATTTATATATTCTGACACTTATGAGATGTATCAAGGATATTATTATGAAATGAATAATAGATATTTTATAGGTAGAGTATTTGATCCTAATGCTCGTGAAATATTAAAACTTCAATCTGATAAAGTAGACAAATTAAGATTAAACTCCAAATTATCTACTTTTATTAGCTTATTAAAAACAAAATTACCTAACAGTATTAAAATATCTTCTATCCAACCAGATGGAAGAAATTCAACACGATATTTTGCTAAAAAATTAAATTATAGTCCTATTCTAATTAAAGAAATAAATGAAAATACCTTCAATAAACTACAAATTGACCCAACATACCAAACCCTCACTCTAACTCTACCAGCAAGTGATTATGATCCTGCTATTTTAGATCAAGCAGATAAACAAATGCCTGGATTAAAATCTTTTTTATTAGGCTAAACTTTTATCTTATATTTAATTCAAAGGTTATGAAATATGTTTTATATTATAGAAAGATCCGATCAACTACAACAACTAAAACCGTTTGATGATTGCTTTGTTAGTTTTATTCCTAAAAACAATAACTACCATCCATCACTTACATCATTAAGTCTAATCTATATTAGACCGCTTGATGGGAAGAAAGGTTATATGTTGTGTTTAGATCACAACGAATCATTTAGTTTAAATCAAACTGAGGTAATTGATTGGTTAAGTACTAATACCGGTAAATTATTCTTACTTGATAAGAAAGAAGCATTACATTGGGTATATTCATTATCTGATAAGTTGTTCGATATTAGTTTTATCGAACCTATTAATTTAACAGAATTAAATAATAACTGCACTAGCTATTATTATACTAATCATACTAATTTATCTAATGTAAACTGTCTAATCCCAATCAGTAAACATTACGAAGAATGTGAAACAATATTTAATGTATCGTTACCCACTATTAAAAAATACACATTAACTAACACACAATTCCAATTTCAAAACTTTAGAACAACAGAGGTGTTCTATCAAATTGAAAAAAATGGCATTAAATTAGATAAAAACTGCTTTATAAACTACTATAAAGGTAAATTACAATATCCCGAATTTAATTTATCTAAGAGCAGAATATATTCTCAATATAATCTATATAATACCACTTCACGCCCATCTAACACATATAACAGTATTAACTTTGCAGCACTAAATAAAGATGATGGTGAACGCAATTGCTACAAACCCGAAAACAACACATTCATTGAAATTGATTTTCAGGGTTATCATCCACGTCTAATTGGTGAGATGATTGGATTTGAATTTCCTAAAGATCGCAACACATATGAATTATTAGGTGAATTATTAGGTGTATCACAACAAGAAGCCAAGGAATTAACCTTTAAACAATTATATGGTGGTGTTTGGTCTGAATATCAGAACAAACCATTCTTTAAAGAAGTAGCCATGTATATTGATGATATGTGGGACACGTACCAACATAGTGGACATGTTAAAACTGAAAATAAAATATTTATACGTGACCAACTTGATAAAATAACACCTCAAAAACTATTTAATTATATAGTTCAAAGTAAAGAAACATCAACTAATGTTGAATTATTAGAACTAGCATTAAACTATTTAAAAGACAAAAAAACCAAAATAGTATTATATACCTACGATGCATTTCTGTTTGATTATGCTGAAGAAGATGGAAATATATTACCGGAATTAATAAAATTATTACAATATCCGGTAAGTATCAAACAAGGAACATCATATCACGGTTTAACTAAAATATAAATATTTATGACAGACAATATATTTTTCGATTTGAACAAGCTATTCTGCACATTTACTACTCCAGACGAATTAGATACGGTTCTTGCCGATATCAATCGCCGATATACAATATTGTATAATAAAATATTCATTCTTGAGTCACCTCAAAGCAAAGAATTAATATGTACATACAACATTGATATGGGCAATACGGCTGATGCTCCTCTACCTAATACAATATTACTTCACCGCAAGAAGGAATCAAATACATTATATACAATTAATGCTCTCAATGCATTAATTAGAGAATTAAACAATGGTATGTTAGATACTAGGTTTATTATTAATTGGTCTGATTATAAAAATTGTATATTACTTAACAACGGTCCTGAATTGCGCCGTTTAGACACTGCTATTTATAAAATCATAGATCTTAATAAATAATGGCAACATACACTGCAACACAACTTTATGGTACTGGATCTATTGGTGAGAATCTATCTGGGTTAAAGACATTTACATTTACTAATCCAGGCGATTCATCATATTTTACTTTGGAAACTATTCCAAATGCAACTGGTTCATATGCTGGTGCCCCTACTAATGCTTTAGGAACATGGGTTGTGTCTGCATCAATGGGTTTTGTATCATCCTCATATGTTGCTTCGGTTGTAGTACAACCTGGTTCATCTGCTTTAACCTTTACTCCTACCTCTGCTGTTACTGGTACAACATATCGTTTAAGAGGAACTGGAACTTATAGTTTGACTATTGCTTAAGATCGTTTGGCGGTCTAAATAAGGGTTAGTATATTTAATTCTAAAATAAATAAGTTATGGATTTAAACATCGCAAAACAGAAGCTTGCTGCTTCACAAAACAAAGGTGGTCAACAACGCGAGCGTATTGATTACACCAAAATTTTCTTTAAACCTAAAGCTGGTAAGTACCAAGTACGTATTCTACCAAGCAAATTTGACAAATCATGGCCTATCCGTGAAGTACAATTCCATTATGGATTTGCTAAAGGACCAATCTTGTCATTGACAAACTGGAATGAAGCCGATCCGATTGCTGACTTTGCAAAACAACTTCGCAAATCAGGCGATAAGGAAGATTGGCAATTGGCAAACAAAATCTCCCCTAAATCACGTTTCTTTGCAGCTGTAATCGTACGTGGTGAAGAGCATTTGGGTGCTCGTTTGTGGGAATTTGGTAAATTGACTCATGATCAACTTCTCGGTATTGCTGCTGATGATGATTATGGTGATTTTACAGACATCACAGATGGTAGAGATTTCACAATTGAGGCAACTGAAGACGTCATTGCTGGTAGGAAAGGTATTAAGTGTAATCTTCGTATTAAACCTAAAACCACTCCAATCTCAGAAGATGGTGCTTTAGTAACTAAATTGCTCGAAGAACAACCAGACATCTTGGGTATTAATCGTAAGTATTCTTATGATCAACTTAAGGATGTATTGGCTAAATGGTTGAATCCTGAAGAAGAACCTGCTGCAACTGAAGCTCCAATCGCATCAAAAGATGAGGACGAAGATGATTTCATTACTGAAATTAACAAACCAGTAACACCAGCTTACTCACTCGAAAC